GCATATAAATCAGCAGTAGTAGGTATTGGAATTTGTAATGTGTGATAACCAGCTGGTGCAAATGCAGTATCAAAATTAAGTGATGCTGATGTAGCAGCCGCTGTAATAATTGTAGCCAATGCAATAGATGAAGATACATTGTTAATTGAATAACCAAAACGACCTGCACCATATAAACCACCTGATGGATCACCTGTAGTTGTTGTAACACCAAACAATGAATCGTCTGCGTTAGTAGAACCAAATGGATCACCTGTTCTGTTTAAATTGTCATTGTCAAATCCAGGTTGAGCTGTACCATATTTAAAGTCTAAGAAAAATATAAGACCTGATGGCAAGTTCATTGGTTGAACTGATACAAATTCTTTTGCTGCAAATTCAGCAAAAATTCTTCTTACTAATGGAAGCGCAACGCCAGCCCATTCTTCAGATCCAGCTGCAACACCTGTAGATGATGCTTCTTTCACTAGTTGTCTTGCTTGGTTCTCAAGCAATTGAGCCATACCGGCTTTTTCTGTTTCGCCCTTAAGGCCTTCTAATAAACCTGTTCTTTCCCACTTTGAAGCTAACGCTTTAGCGTTGTTTCTTTGTACGAAATCATTGGTTTGTAATAAATTTGAAATACTCATTTTGTTTTTTCCTTTTTTTTTAATGTGTTATAATAATCCTGCTAATTTTTTCCAACGATTTGCTAATTCAAATCCTTCGCCTAAAACTTGTCGTGTTGCTGTCGACGGTGCGGTTGTATTTACCGCTCTCGATGCTAAAGATTCTTTAACTACACGCTTTGTTGTTGGTCGCTTAAATGATTCAGCAATTGTTGTAAATACTAATTTTACTTCTCTTGTATTAGTTGCTCTATCAAAATTTTCAATTACTTTCATTTTTTGATTTTCTGACAACTCATAATTACGGAACAATTTGTTTGTATACAAAAGTTTTGCATTTAAAAGATTAACTTCGTTGATAATACTTTTTAATTTTTTTACAGTATTATATGCTTCCGTTAATTTTTCTTCCGTATCTGCTAATTCTTCTTTTGTATCTTCTAGCTCTTCACTTAAATCATCAGTTTTTTCAACTGGTGGTCCATATGGTGAATCGCCTTCTTCTGCTTCACGAAGAATTGCTTCGATGATTTCATCCATGCTTTCGTCGCCTTCTGGTGCCATTTCTTCTTCATACATGTTTTCGTCGGTATCTGCATACTCGTCTACAATTTCTGTATCCAGGGCCATTTCATCATCGCCTTCTAATTCTCGAATTATTTCTTCAAGATCTAGATCACCATGCATACCTTCGTTGTATTCTGCACCCATTTCTTCGTCAGATGCTGGCATTTCTTCTGGCATTTCGTCCGTCATTTCATCCGACATTTCGTCTTCGCCACCCATTCCAACTGTAAAGTCGTAATCGTTGCCTCCAACTGTTGCAGACAATGAATCGTCTGTCCATGTAAAGTCATCACCTTCTGGTGCCATTTCTTCTCCTGCTGTCGGATCCATTGCTGGTTCTTCGGCCGGCATTTCTTCTTCGCCATCTAATTCATTCTCAATCTGATCAGAAATCATACGTTGAATTCTAGGGGCGAATGCTTCTTGTAATGCAATTTTTGCATTTGCTAGAGCTGTTTGTTTAACTGCATTAGCATCTGCGATTGCTTCTTTTAGCAAATCTGATTTTGCCATTTTTCTCCTTAATTTTGTTTGTTTTGGAAATAAGATTATTTGAAATCTTAATAGAAAATATAAATTATAGACACTATATAGAACGATAGCGTATTTACAATAAATATATGAATGTTTGAAAAAACAGTAAAAAAGTCCTAACTTTTTGCTAGGACTAGTATTTTAATTTAAATTTTAATTAAATTGCGTGTCTATCTCGTATTTTTTGAAAGAATTTTGCGTTAGTTAATTGTTGTCGCTTCTTGATGCTTGGTTTTATAAACTCGGTTAATTCTTTTGTTCTTTCTAAAATTTTAGAATGTTTAATTTTGCGTTTCCATGTTTTTAATGCAAATGATAGATCTTCTCTTGTTGATCCAATAACATTAACTGCATTTGTATTTCCTGGGATAATTGATTGATGGTGTTTTTGCTTTTTGTTCATATAACTGTTTTAAATTGTTCTTTGTTGTGTTAGTTGTGCGGGTCTAGTAGTTTGTTGTTCTCCTCGTACATTAAATCTAAAATGTTTAAGTTCTGGTTTTTGTGCTAGGTAACCTTGCAGTTTTTGTGATTCTAATGCAGGGTCTTGTCCTAATCTATAATAGATATATCCAATACGTCCTGTTTTTGACAATGTGCTTTTAATAATATTAAAACCTTTTTTTGTAGACCATTGTTGTATTTCATCCATCACACTACGAGCTGTTTGTGGATCGCGAACTACATATTCAATGCCGCCTCGATAATCTGTTAAATTATTAACTAGTTGAGCTTCTTCTAATTCATCTTCTGATAAACTTACGTCGATTCCTTTTTTTGCAAGTTCTTCGGCTTGCTTAGGATCTTTAGTTGAAATCGTTCCGGTATTTTGTTCCCGTAATTTAATTTCAGCGTCTGCAACATAAATTACTGAATCTTCAGAATTTTCATAATCTACATTATATCCTGCAGAATCTGCATAATCAATAAATCGATCAAATTCTTTTGTTGGTAATATATAATATACATCGCCCGTTACATCTTTTTTATATTCTAATTCTCTGCTATGATTTGCCCGTAATATGTCGTCCAATTTTTCGTCATTAATTGAAAATATAATATTGTTAGGATCGGACATGGTTTTAAATACTTGAGCAAATGATTTTGCATCATAAACTTCTTCGCCATACAATTCAATAGTCTCATTATCTAGATTTATGTAAATTTCAGCTCCTTGATGTTTCATATCTAAAATAATAGTGCTATAATTTTTACCAATAGCAGTTCCACCGCTGATTCGTTTACCTGACTTCTCTGCCCACGTTGCTGCTTTTTTAACAAGCGCTACTGCATAAGAACCTTTATTTTTAGCAAAATCCATTATGTTGTATGGAACATGTGCAGCTTCGTTAAGCCGGTATCCAAAAAAGTCTTTATACATTTGTCTGATTCGAGTCATCATTTTACCTATATATTATAATATTTTTTATTCAAAAATCCAAATTAATTAACATCAAAATAACGATTCAAATGTTGTCCAATATTTTCATAGGCCATGGCCATTCTATCTTGTGCTTCTTTTAATGTAGTAGCTGCATCAGCAAAGTCTCTGTAATCTTCATGCATACGTTTATTGCCTTTTTTATGAGCAACATTTTGCAACCAATCGTCACTTTCCGTCATTATACGATCTGCTCGTTCAACTATGTTTTTAACACGTTCACATGTACGTTCTAAATCACCTTTTCCATAAACAGCTTCTCCTAATACTGAAAAATTTGCTATTTCTTGCATAAAGTTTTGTTTTTCTTCTCGTGTCATTGGAGTAGGCGTATCTGCCTCTAGAATAGTTTCTAAAATAAATTTTAAATTTGGAGTTCTCATAATTATATTCTACATTTACCGTCATCACATAAAATTGATGTAATGATGCTGTTTACTTTGTTATATTTGTTATTGATGGTTTGTTTACTTGTTGATTCATTCATGTGCGTAGGACGCATAAACGCACCCTGTGTAGATGGATTAGATACAAAGTCCCAGCATATTAATTCAAAGTCTTCCTGAACTTCAACGGTGCCTTCACTGCGCAATTCTTTAACTGAACCTAATCCTCTACTAGAAATTCCTAGAGTAATACCAGCTTTAAAAAGTTCTTTTAAAATCTTTCCTGACGGTGTTTCAAGTATTTGTACGGCTCCACATAAATCATCGCCTTTCCACCATATCTTTAAAACATTGTGTGAAACATTGTTTAAATTAACTACAGATGATTCTGGATGATCTAACTCGCCCAATGCTCTATGTTGATCTATATATTCTTGTTGATATCGTTTGCATTCTCGTTCTAAGATATTTCTAGGATAAATTCTACCATTTTGATTTTTTGCAGATGCACGTTGTAAAACAC